TCCGCAGCTCTTTGCGGCGGTCTTGATGCGGGCCTCGAGGTCGGAGCAGTAGTCGCGGACGATGGCCGAGCCCGAGGTGTGCTGGAGCGCGACTGCCCGGTGCTCGTGATTGCCCATGAGGTAGACGGTGGGCTTGGTGCGGGATAGGAAGTCCTCACCGCCCTGGATGTCAGCCATCAGCGACTCGGCGCCTTCAGCGTCATTCCCGACCCCACGGCGTAGGCTCCGAAAGTCGAAGCAGTCGCCGAGGTGGACACGGACGGTAGGCTTGTAGTCCTTGATAAATTCGCAGAGGGCGTCGGTGGCTTCATCGTCGGCCATGTCACCGTGATTATCACCGAAGGCTACAAAACGGATAGGGTCAGACATGGTGTTGGACTTTCTTGGCCTTCAATTCAGCCAGGAGTTCGTCACGCTTGCGGCGAGCGGCGTCCAGATCGGTGCCGACGCTAATGATGGTCGAGCGGCCTGTGATGGAGTGAACGCGGAAGTAATACTGCCTTCCCGACTTCATCAGATACTTGTTCGGGTTCGTGCTAACAGGGCGGGCGTGCTTCATATGTGTCCCGCATTTAGTGTGCTTCGGGCAGGAGGCGAGGAACGCGGCCCGGTCATAGGATAGGCCGACGGAGCGTGCCCAAGTGACCTGCTCGGCGGTTAGAGTTTCCATTCGCGTGCGAGGTCTCGGCCTGCGTGCATGATGGACTGACGCTCGTTGGGTCCGAAAAAGAGCTCGTGGTCGAACGAGTGATTATAACGGATAGCCTCGATGGAGTCTTCTTCCTCGGAGTTTGCCGGCCCGATGCCAGCGGTCTCGACGTAGATGGTGCGGATTCGCCAGCCTAATTCTGGCAGGATGTTCTTACAGACCCGGAGTTCGTTGGCATAGCGCCAGTCACTCGTCACTACCGTCTCGTGGGCCATACCTTCGGTGTTAGGGATACACGGCACGAAGTTAGCCAGGTGCTTGGCGAAGATGTCTACATCGATGGAACGGGCGAGACGGCCAGCGGCGACGAGGAAGTCACGATGATCGCATTTAAAGGTTTCATTGAAGAAGTCGCCCTCGAGCTGCAGGTATTCGAGGTAGTGGTTCGAGGCTTCTTTCAGCGCGTCGGCGAAGTTAATGCGTCCACAAGGTCGGTTAGACCATTCGAGGATGCCATTAGCGAGGGTGTCCTTTCCGGCTCGTGCGTAGCCGGAGATGAGGATGAGGGTGGGTGCAGACATGGGACTGGGGAAAGGCATCAGAGGTTATTGCTTACCTCTCGGAGAGCCTTGCGGAACTGGCGGCCCGTGATGCCGCAGGCCTTGCGGATGGCCCGGTCACTTGGCGGGATGCTCATATCAGTGTCCTTGACGGCCTGCACGAGCATCTGGACGGCGACCTTGCGGCGCTCATCCAGAGAGAGGGAATGAATCACCCCGTCGCGGTAAGGCGGACAGGGGTTCAGTTTCGGGTTATGCTTGGCGGCCATAGTGGTCAGAACGGTACGGAGCCGGACTCGGGGGCGTCGTTGACCACCGGCTTCTGGGTGCCCTTTGGGAAGGTCAGTTTATACTTAAACTGCGGCTTGCCCTGCCATTCGCCATTGGGTTCGACCTCGACGCCGACGAGGCAAGTGACGCCACAGGCGGGCGTGATGTATTCGATGAACTCGGCAGGGGTGGCATCGAGGCGAATCTCTTTAGCGAACTGGCCGGAAAACTTACCGACGAGCATGGCGAGAGATTTACCGTACTTGGTGCCATAGGACTTCGACAGGCAGTTCCCCTGGTCATCGAGGAAAAATAGGCGGGACGAGGTGGTGCCATCGTCGTACTGTTTAACCTTCTCAAACTTCGGTTTGATGAGTTTGAGTTTATAGGTGCCGGAGACTTCGATAGACTTCAGCGGGGGGCGTTCGGGTGTGTTCATGAGATTATGCAAATTGGATGGGAGCAGGCGCAGCTGAGGCGGCCTTGTTAGAATCGATGATTTGGACTTCCTCGGAATAGCCGGGCCAGTTGTTCGTCTCCGAGCATTCTTTATAAGTCTTCATTGCGGCCTCCCAGTCGCAGATGGCACGGGTCTGGAGGTCTGGGCCGATTTCATAGACGGCGCCTGCATCGACCTCTTTCTCAGCGACGATAAAGCGAAAGCCTAAGAGACGTTTGGAAAAGGCCGACTCAAGCGTAGAGCGGTAGATGTGGGCCTGCAGGTCATAGCGGTAGGCATAGACGGACTTAAGGAAACCGCGAGGGCTGGCGTCCTCGGAGGTCTTGAGGTCGTAGAGGTAGCCGTCCGACCCGATCGCATCGATGGCACACTTCACGGGGACTCCGTTGACGATGGAAGTAAACATGAACTCGGTAAACTCGAAGTTGACGCCGAGGCTATTCTTAATGCGGAGCATGGTCTTCGCGGCTCGTTCACTGGTCGTGGCTTCTTCAAGTGTGAGTATGGTCTTACCTACGGCCTCCGCTTCAAAGGCGGAGTAGGCGGCCTTACCGTCTTTTGTGCGGCGGTCAATACCTTCGGGGAGTACGGCGAAGTTCGAGACAGCCACCTCGGGCTCGAGCACGAGAGCGTGGACATACTTGCCGACCTTGAGGGCTTTCGTCTCCTCGCGAGGCTGGTTGAGATACGCCTGGTAATGGGCGGGGGACTTCAGCAGCTCTTTAGCGCCGGAGAAGTTGAGGGCTTGGCAGGCGTCGTAAACGACGCGGGATGGGATGGGTATGGGCATGGTGGGAAAATTAAAGGGCATCGTCCTCGGGATTGGACTCCTCGACGGCGGCACCGATTTCACGGACGGCCTGCAGGGCTTTCTCGGCGGCGTTATCGGCCACATCGAGGGCGTGACGGATAGCCCGCAGCTGAACGACTACAGCGTGAAGACGATCGTGGAGGCCTTTGACTTTGAAGGCCTCGTCGATTTCGCCGGGGTGGATGGCATTAAACTCCATCATGGCGGCGTCAGAAAGTTTCTCGAGCGTGCGGAAGTCAGCGTCGAGGCGGGAGGCCGTGTGAGGCTGGCCGGGCAGGACATAGAGCCCTGCGGAGACCTGCGTGATTAATCGCAGAATGTTATCTCGGTTCGTCATGGGCGAAGGTAAGTTCCTTTATCTCCCCTGTTGGGGCAAGCGTGAAGTAACGGACATCGGAACGGCGCAAGGTTGGCTGGGTATGCTTCTTCCACTTAGCGAGGTCCGTCATGAAGTCGGCCTGCTTGCGGGTGTTAATTTCGAGATAAGGGAAGCCGTCCAAATGGATGACCAGGCAAAAGGTTTCGTGACGGAGAAGGCCTTCGATATACTTCAGCACATTCTTCGGGACAGGATTAGCCATGACGACGCATCTCCTGCCAATCGGCGATGGCTTCCATGAGTTTGGCCGGGTCCACAGAAGGGGCGTGACGGACACAATACCAGAGGGCGTCACCAGCCTCCCGCATGGCTTCGTTGGAGTTCTCGAGTTCCGCGATCCGTTTGTCCTTCTGCTCTAACGCGGCCTCGACCACATTGACGGGTAACCATCCTTCAGGCATCGGTGCTACGCTTGGTGGCGTCCTCCCAGCGGGCGATATTATGCTCGATGATGGTCTTTACCAAGGGGTCCATAATGGGAAGCCCACAAAGGATGCGAAGGGTCGAAGCGAGCGTGTCTCCGGCCAGTAGGGCGGCACCGAGTTTGGCTTGGGCGGTCCGCAGCTGATTATCGTCGCTAAGGCTTTTGAAGATGTCTTCGGGGTTCATTTGGTGAGGGGGCGAGGGGTGGGGGACGGAAGGGCCGCGGCAGAAGGATACTTGAACGCCGAGCCCGATGCCTGTGCGCCATCGTCGTCGAGGTCTACGGAGATGCCGCAGGCGGTCTGGATGGACTGGCGGCGGATGTAAGTGATGGCCCCGCCAATCTGCTGGGCGGTGAGCCCTTCGGATTTAACCAGGAGTGTGCCGAAATCGAAGCGTTCGCCCGAGACATGGAGGAACGCCGTGGAGACGCCGACTTTGCCTTCCTGTGAGACAAGCGTTTGGATCAGCGCAAGGTCATGGTCCAGCAGGACGGGCTTGATGGCGTCGAGCAGGGCGTCGAGGCTGACATAGCGGGCCTTAAAGGCTGGGTTGATTTTATTAGCCTTCACATTGTCGAGCTCAGCGAGGGCGGCGACGAGTGAGGCGGTGGCGGTTTTGTTGGTGGATGTGGTGCTCATGGTGGGAAATTATTCGGCCTTGGTAACGGTGCCAGCCTTGAGGGTGGCCTCAATGTCCTCAAGAGACATACGCGTGTAGCCGGGCAGGAACAGGTTGAAGTAGGTCACGCCGTTACGGACGGTGGGCGTCAACAGGCGGGCGACCTTGTTATCTGGTAATACAATGTATGACGAGTCCGCGATGATGCGGTATTCGGCGGGAGTTTTGGAGGTGGGTTTTTTCATTAGAGGAAAGTTAGTTTATAGCGTTACGGGTGGCGGCGTCGTAGATCAGCAAAGCGTCAGCGTTCCAGAGGGTGACATCGACGGATGGAAAGAGTTCGGCGGCGCGGGCCTTGAGTTTGTTCTTCCATTGGGTCGTGGTCAGTTCGCCCTTCGTGCCACAAGTGTGGGCCTTCTGCCAGATGGCGGGACGGATGCGGTGAATCTTCCAGCCCATAGCGACGGCGGCGCCGTAGAGGACGCCCGTGTTCCACATCAGTTTACCGATGGCCGAGCCAGGGATGTTCTTACCGGCGAAGAGGGGCGGTTCCTCGAGGAATAGTTCGGCGTCCTTGGCCCTGCGGCTGAGATCAGCGAGGAGTTGGCAGACCTCCACATCGGTGCCGGGCATCTTAACGCACTCGATAGGGTCTCCATCGACGGACCAACAAATACCCCCGTTAACACCGGGGTCAATCGCTACGATGATATGGGCCATGGCAAGACTCTTGTCACTTACCCCGCTGGGACAAGCGGAATAGGTTACTGACGCGGATGGCGTAGTCGTTCGGGGCGAAGTTCCAAGACTTGGCGCCTTCGTAGCCGCGATTCCAAGCCAGGGCTAACTGCTCAGGGGTGGGGGTCGAGTAGCCGTCCGCCTTGAAGCGGGCCCGGAGGATACGGAGATGGGCCGCCGCGATCATGTCCTGGGCGGTGGCGTCTCGCCATTGGGACCATTGATAATGGAAGTTCTTCTCGGACTCCAGCAGGGCGTTGGCATCGTTCCATGCGGCCTTGCCGACCTGATACATTCCCCGCTCTCCGGCCTTGCCGATGGCCTTGCGGTTCTGGCCGGACTCGACTTGAGCAATGGCCTCAAGGAAGGCGGCGTCGGAGGCCGCAGCTGAATTAAATCCCAGCATGAACAGGGCGATGATTGAAAGGCGAGTCATACGCGGCGAGGCGTCTGGCTCCCTTCAATCTTCATGCCGTCGAGCTCGTAGGAATAATTGATGCCAACCCAGCCACCAGCGGCGACATAGACGCGGAGCCAGACTTTGGTCCCGCCGTCCTCGCTGATCGCTTCGTGGTAGTGGTTGAGGCACTTCTTCATCCGGGTGCTGGCGATGGCGGCCTTAGCGCTCACAATGTCCCCGCACATTACCCTCTCATTGATTTCGTAGAGCTCAGAGAGCAGGGCAAGCATACCGTCAGAGTGTCGGAAGGTGCTCATACGCCCGGCTTGCCCTCCTTGGCGGCGTTCCA